GATAGAGCGCGTCCATCATCCTGCTTTCCGCTTGTTGTTAAAGCAGAAAGAAGTGCAGCGTCTGTTGCCTTCTCGTATGCCTTGCGAAGTTCTGCCATTACGAGTTCCATGAACGCAGGTGATGAGCGGTCAATCAACTCGAATGAGATGCGCTGTAGACCAGAGAACTTGTTAATAGTTACTGTGTCATAAGCAGAAGTCATGCCTGTTTCAGATGGTGCAACGCCTTCGTCTGTATCTGCAACTGTTGGTGCAGTATTAGCTGAAGCTGAAGCATTTGTGTACATGCGCGGAACTGTAAATGAAAGTCCTGAATCAACCAATGCTCCACGAGTCGAAGCGTTAAACGCTGGGCGACCTGTAAATGTATCGGTAATGAAAGTATTGAGATGCTGTGGCAAAGTGAGACCAGTGTTTGTTGTGCTGGAATCATCTGCTGCGCGAACTGTACGGCGAGCTTCATCGTCTCCGAGTGCTGCCTTGATGTTTGCTTCTAGATACTGCGCTGATGTGATTGGAGCTATGCGCTCTCTTACTTGAAGATTCGCTACAACTGTTGGGCGAGCCGCTTCTACTGCTGCCGCTTCAACTGCTGGAGCTTCTGCCTGAGTGGTTTCTTCCACGATGGGCTCGCTTTCTGGTTGGGTTTGTTCAGCAGGGATTGTTTCCTCTGCTGCAATCTCAAGCACTTGAGCAGACTTAAAGGCTGGCTCTGTGACGAGAGAAACTTCTTTGAGTTTTGCAGATGAGACGACAATGTGTCCATCGCGTGAAGGCTTTGATGCAATAATCTCTGCGCCTACTGAAAGCCCGGATACTAAGCCTTCTTGCGCTTGGATAAGTGCGTCGTTGCCGCCTGTTGAGCGACTTAATTTGAAGGTCGCGTAAATTCCATCTGGCTTAATTTCTGCTGAAATCATGCGTCCTACTGGCTTGGAAATTTGGTGCTGACTCAAAAGCTTTATTTTAGAGATGTCTGAGATGTCAATAGAACCGGCTTCAAATACAACGCCGCCGAGATTGGTGTTACCTACCTCGCCAGTTCCCATCGGCACAATCTTGCCGCTGATTTCGCGGCGTTCTTCGCTGCACTCGATTGAGGCTGCTTCGATATATAGAGTTTCCACTAGCTGATACCTTCGCTTCCGTTTGGAGTCAAATCTGTCATTTCCATAGCCTGTTCAGTTGTAATGAGTCCGAGAGTTATCATCTTTTCAATTACTGCAAGCTCAGCCATTGGGTCTTGCTTTAGGAATGTGTCTGCAACTGCAAAACGAACCTCATGGCCGGCTGTTGATATATCGTCCATTGATAGACGCGCCTGAATTGCCTGAACGTAGGGCTCGATGCTTAAAGCAAAAAATTGTTTACGCTCATCTTGGACGTTGGCGTATGTCATTGTCGTGTTCTGGTCTGCCGATAAATAATAGGCTGGCACGTTCATAGCGCGAGCGATTTCAGTAGATAGATTCTGAATTGCCTCGTTGTACATCATGTCTTTGGGTGAGAACTGTGTAGATTGGAATTCAAGAGTTGAGGTCAAGTACGCGGTACTGTTGTTATTGCGGCTGCGTTTCCAAGCTGCTAGAAGTCCAGAGACTTCTTGAGGTGGCAGGTCTGCTCCTGTATTTTTAAGTATGCCGCTAGACATTGGAGTTGCAGATGAGATTGCAGCCGCTTTGTTGATGTCAATCGCTGACTGGATAGTGCGGCCAGCGCGTTCAAGTACACCCTCATCGAATCCCTGAATTGTAACAATGTCATTCATTGAGATAGGTGCAGCATCAACGTAGTACTGGGTAATCATAATGCCTTCGAGGTCTGTTGTGTATGTGACTCGTGAGTTAGCAATCCACTCAAATTGCGCTGGACGATTGTCTTCTTGATAACGCTCTGTAACGCGAAGATAAGAAACTCCGTAAAATAAAAGAGAATCAACAATCCAGCAGATTGTGATAAATGAAGGTTGGTTATTTGCTAATTGGTTAATCCAACGAGGTGACGCAATCTTTTCTCCTGTGCGCTTGTTGTAATACTCAAGCGGGATAGAGGCGACTGTGCCACAGATTAAGTTGCGAGCTCTTGCTACAGAACTGACGGACATGCTGTCTTTGCGAGAGACACGGAAAGTAAAATTGCTGTAAAGCCCCGGAAGGTTCTCACCCATAACTTGCGGTGCAGCTTGCGCTTCTAAGATTGCTGGCTTACGCGAAAAGAGACCCATAGAGGGCAATTATACACTACATGTAGGTCAATCTGAGTAGATAGCCGCTACCTGTTGTGGTTTTGTTAATTGATGCACCACCATAGCAGTAGAGATTGCACCCGATACATCGCCGGCGCTCTTGCGTTTTACAATTCTCCAACTACTATCGTTGGTCTTAGCTGCGCAATTATTCATCTGTTGCACCCAGTTCTCTTGCCCTGAATGAACTACTCGATGATTGACCAACGCATCCAGCAAGTCGCCGCAAGCCTGATAAAATGCAGCTCCAGAGATATCCATCGTCATTTGACCAGCATTAGTCAATCGGTCTGCGATTGATTGGCTTGTGTACTTGTCGAAACATATCTGCCGAGGTCTGTAGTTATCCGCCCAGCCTTTGATATCCGCAGCGATTTTAAGGTCATCAACAGAGACCAGACTCTCCCATGTTTGTAGTATCCCAACTCCGATACGACCATCCGAGAGTATTTGCCCAGCAACCAGAGACGCATTACGACGAGATGGTGACACATCAAAAGCAAAAACAGTATAACCACCCGGCGGTATGGTGAGGGAAGCATCCGACGTATCTTCGAGGACTCCATGAGGCCAAGGAGACGAGAGAGAATCAATCCATTGGCATAACAACTCAGTTCTAGTATTTTCAATTGGGCTTGTTGCGACAGCTTCTTCAAGAGCTTCCTCCGTTATAGTAAAGCCAAGTGCCGGATTTGCTTGAGCCCATCCTTGGCGGTCAGTAATCTTGCAATATTGGGGAGCTGAGTACTCATAGAAACCAAATGACTTAGGTGGGTTTTCTAGCGCCCTTTCTCTCATTCCATTAAGAACTACCGAGAAAGCGTCTCCTGCATTAGAGGTAAGAAGCGTCTGAGAATTTGGACGCGCTCTAGTTGTAGGAATAGCCGCTCTGTATCCCTCCTCATTAATTTCCCGGAGTTCGTCGATAAAGAGAAAGTCTGCTGTTCTTCCGCGAGAGCCATCTCTAGTTGCCGCAACAACGTCCAACCTTCTTCCGTCCAACATCTCAATAGACTCTGTGCCGTTGGCGTACCTAATCTGCTTGACGAATCCTTTGAGGTGGTCATTACTCTCCAATACTTGAGCTACTTGTCGAAAGGTGTCCAGAGCCATTGACCGGTTCGAGGACATGATGAGGATGTTCTTGCTATCCCACTTAATCAGGTGTGCCAATATCAGCATACGCGCCAAATGAGTCTTGCCGTTCTGTCTAGCAATCAGAAGCAGGTTTGTCTTGCGAGTCCAAGCGCCGGTTTTGTCCACAGTCAACATATCTTTCAAGACATGCTCCTGCCAAGGCAATAGCGGCATCTTAATTATCTCGCATAGGTCTATTACATCTTGGAGCTTGTTTTGCCCTTTCAAAGGTACTGATTGAAGCCTTGGTTTGGTTGCCCCTCGTAAGGGTTTGATGCGCTTGGCTGGCATCGGGTTAATTCTGCACTGGTCTGGCTGTGAACGGACTATCTTGGTGCAATTTCGACTGCATCGGAGAGAGGAAGGCAGAAAAATCAGGGGGGGTACGCATGCTATCTAAAAAAACGCCTTGTGAGCGTGAACCCTTCTTGCTGTTGCATGGCTTACAACATGACACCATATTACTTATGTCTATGGCTAACTCAGGTGACTTACTCACTGGGATAATGTGGTCAATCGTCATGTCCTTGCCTTCATATCCACAGTAAAAGCAAGTCCATTGGTCTTGTGCCAGCTTGCGCAGTCTTACCTCTTTATACTTCCTGCTCAGTCTAGGGTCATTGCGCTTTGTACTCATTGCCAATTCCTAGTCTTCAAATGTAGTGCAGCCTTGCACATGTCAGGCTCATCATACTCTGTAATCCCATATCTGCTACTAACATAAGTCCAATACCAATAGAACTGCACATCATCAGGCTTACCTATGAGGTATGTAGTTCTACCTTGATAATAACCATGATGTGAGCCATTACGAGCATCAGCTCTCCATGATGATTCTCTATGAACAATGTAGTTATGACATGCTTCTTGCTTTTCAGTAAGTTGTATATCAGCTAATTCTTTAAGTGTATGAATGGCATCTATTGAGCCACTATCTGCATCTGCCATAGGTATAGATAGAGCTATCCCAATAGCGGCGGCTACCCCGAGGGCTACGCGTCGGCGGCCCTCTGTGAGCCCCTTAAGGGCTCTAGCCTGTAGAGTACCAGAAGGACAAAGCACATTTTTAAAAGTGCTGGTCAGCCCGGCGTTTCTATCTTGAATCTGTGCTGTAGAATCCTTTTCCATTAAAGTGAACGGGAACAGAACTGTAAATCTTGCGCATAGTAGAGCCGCAAAACGGGCAATCAACGTCATGTGGTTCATTGATACTTAACTCCTTGTCATATCTGGCATTTGCCTCGCATAACTCGTTATCACACTCGAACTCATAGATTGGCATTAGAACACGTCCTGCATTGGACATCCTTTAGTTTCCAAGACCCACACAGTGTGCATCTTTCAGGTTCTAATTGTACTGAATCTTGCTGGATATCGCCGTAACCGGCTCGTAGTAGTAATTGCACCAGGTCACCAAATGTTAAGAACGCTAGATACTCCTCTGGTGAAGATTCTCCTTGTCCATTCATTCTCACGCACACTAGAGATAACTCCCCAGTCTTCTCCGTCCGCTTCTTGACCTGGCGCAACCACTCCATAGGGCTAAATTGAGACCTACTTTTGACCTCAACATCCACCGGGATATTCACGATGTCTTTGCCCATACCGCGACCAACTGAAGCCCCGGGCCACCACTGCGAAAGGTAATCAGCGACAACACGTTCAGTCTTATAGCCACGATATTTTCTGCTCTGGCTTGGCACAGATTAGGTTATGCCTTGCCAGCAGAGTTAATTGTGCTACATTCTTCGCAAGTCCACTCATGCTTTAAGTACCTATCAGCCATCTGTGTTCTTGTCGGAAACTTATTGCATAGCTGGCAAATGAGCTTGTAACCCAGGTCTTCTAGTAACTGGGCATTGGCTATCAGATTAGCTCGCTGTTCTTCGTTAGGGAATTCTTCCCAATCACCATCCTGATTTAAGAACTGTATGTATCCCATTAGTGTTTTACCTGTGGCTTCCACTGTCCGGTCTCTTTATCTATCTCATACCAAATTGGGTCGCAACGCTCCGCATCTCCAAGGATTTGAGACATGCACTTCCAATGACCCCAAGGCTTGTTATTAGTTCTACTCGTTCCAGTTTTCCAAACTCTCGCACCATGAATACAACTCTCGTCCGGCATTGTGCCACCAAGTCCTGATTTCACCATCTCTACCGCACTCTCTAAAGTCTGTGCTTGCTGTGCTGGAGCTATAGTCCAAGGGTCATCTGCCTTTGCTACTGGAATGTACTCATTAGATGTTTGTGCCATCTTAGCCTTTACTTCTTCAACCTTAGCCTTTACTTCGCTATGCGCTTGAACCTTTTGCATGTCCTCGCGTGTTGGTTTTTTGTCTGTGTCTAGGACAAGACTTAAAGCTCGGCCTACTGCTGATGTAACTGTATCCTCAACATAAAATTTACGCATGGATTGTGGATATGTTGAAGCTACTCCAAAAGCATAATCAACGCCGGCTGGCTGTGTATCTTCATGCTCACGATAAACCTCTGCCATTGCTAATACTTCGCCTTTTGCGTTGTCCAAGCTAATGACCTTCGTAACAATCCTGCCGCTCAAGTGCAATTTTTGAAACCTTGACACTCTATCTGCAACAGTTTCATATTGGCTTAAATCAAACATAAAGCTCATTCTCCTCTGTTCTCAAGAATCCTGATAGAGCCGCGTATGCGCAAAGGTCGATGACATTATCGACTTTGTCAGTTTCCATGCTTCTTGCGATTTTGACCAGTGCCATGCACATTGCCACTTGATGAGGGTCAATCGGCACTTCGAGGTATGCAGCCCATAAGGATGCTGTTCTGGACAAATTGTCTGACGGGTGTCCGTAGTCCAGACCACGCTCATCAATGATGGCTCTTGCCTCGTTAAGGTAGTCACCGGCCTTCATCCTTGCACTCTCTGGAATTCTTCTATGCGTCCTTCAATCTTGCCTTCGTTCTTGCCATGTGTGTAAAAGATGAGGGCTATTAAGCCATGTGATGCTAGAAGTATTAGCTGCAATATAGTCATTATGCAGCAATTCTTTCTACTGAAATTAAACGCTGTGAGACTGTAAGAATTGTTGTCTTGTTGTTCGAACGCATGTTAGCCTCTGGACGAATCATCCAAATGATTCCACAATCGCTTTCTTTGATGTAACCCTCGTAAGATTCAACAGTGTCAGAAACACCGCCTGTCATGTAATCCTGGCTAAACATAGTTACTTTTGCAAGGTAAAAACCTTTAGTGTCAATCATGTGCTGTTCTATTGGACGAATCTTTGTAGCTGTTATCATTTTGAGCCCTTTCGTATTGGGTATTTCCCTTTACGAGTAGAACTTTACAGGCTATGCAGCAAACATCCACCTTTTTTTGATAACGATTTGATAACGATGTTATCCACATCCTCATCCCCAAAATCAGGTCTAGCGAACCCTTCCATAGACCTTGCCTTGGACTATAAACGTGCCGTTCTTCTCAATGTTAATAATGTCCACCTGTACGCTTGAGCCCTGCACATACATGATGGCAAACGCTTGCTGCCAGTTAGCCGTTCCCTTGACGTACCCGGCCTGTCTAAAGTCCATTAGATTGCCTACCTCAACGCCATGCAGAACACGCCCTATGCGGCCTCCAGAGGCCTCTGTGAAGGCGCTACGCCCTGCTCTGTGAGTATGTCCTGAGATAACGTTCTTGCCATGCCTACGGGCTGCTTCTAGGGCTGATAGACCCCCATGAGGTTTAATAGGCGTATGGTCTCCATGCACCGCAATCCAGCCGGGTGCTATGGGCATTGGGTTCTTGTGAAAGGTTATGCCTAGCTCATCAAACTTCATGAATTTCTCAAAGCGCAGCTCTGGCAAAGATAGAAATGAGGGAATTTTCTTCATGATGATGTTGTAAAGCCGGTCTGTGTGGTTAGAGCGTATGCAATCGGTAACGCCTAACTCCCATAAAAGCTCAACGCATCGGTCTCTGTCATCGCCGAGGCTCTGCTCGTAGGCTTGAGGTGTGCCCTCTGACCACTTGCTTATGGTCTGAAAGTCAATCTCGTCACCAATAGTGACTGTTTGGTCTGGCTTGAAAGTGCCTAGAAACTTGGCAATGTTACGGACTACATGCACGTCCTCGAAAGGCACTTGCAAGTCCGAGAGTATTACAATCCTCTTAATCGTCGTCCTCGTCGTCGTATGGGATATTGTCTATTCGATTAGGAAGTTCAGGCAGAATCCAGTCAGGATAAGCATCTCTATCAGTAATAATTGCTAGGCTTAAATCAACTGCAAAGCCGGCCTTGCGTAAGGATTTGTAAAACTCATTCATTGAGATGGCATACGCGTCTAACGCGCTGTAGGTATCGAGGTCTATGACCTTTTTCTTAGCCATAGGATAAGTGTTACTTACCTAACATCTCAATTATGGTATCGACACGCGTTTCTAATCTTGAAACTTGGTCTTTAATGCTTGAGCCTGAGTTGGGTTTAAGTTCTGACAAGTAGTGCTTAATCATAAACTGGACATAAGCTGCAACGCCGCCAAGGATTGAGATGATAGCGACTGATAGTGCCGCGTAGTCCTGCGCGGTCATCGTTTAGGTGATGCGTATCCAAATACGCCAGCTACGACTGCGCCCAAGATTGCACGATAGTCAAGTGAGAAGTTAGAGGTCGTTCCCCATACTGCTAGGAACGCTCCTACTGAAAGTATTGCCGGGTGCTTCATGTTCATGCTGTGCCGCCTAACATTGGGATATTAAAGAACGAGCTATCTGCATCGCCCTTCTTGGTAAAAGACACATGGCAATGCTTAGTATGCGGATTGATTCCACGATAAGCGACCCAACGCCATAAGGATTTTCTGGAGCAGATTTTGTGATTGAATAT